CTTTAAAGATGGATTGATTGACTCTGTTTTAATTGATCTCATATTGTCTCCTGTTTGGGTTGTGGTTAGCATCAATGTGTCTCCGTAACTCATTGATATCCCCCACTTTATCACATTTGAACATAAACTACAAGGTTTTTATTAAATTAATTTTAAATTGGTAAGCTAAAGGAATTGCATGAATCATGCCACTAAAAGACTAACACCTCAGCAGGCTAGGTTTGTTCAGTATTATATTGAAACATCGAATGCAAAGCAGTCAGCTATTAAAGCGGGCTACAGTGAGGCCTCCGCAAAGAATGCAAATGCGTTACTCCAGCACGTGGTAATTAGGGGAAAAATAGAAGAGCATGAGAATTTTCTCATCGCCTCAAGCGGATGGAGCAAAGCTAGGCTGGTAGCGGAGATGGAAGGAGTCTACCACAAAGCAATGGCGGATGATCAATTGAAAACAGCACTACAATCGCTTGAGTTGATCGGCAAGACTATCGGAGTCAATCCATCCACTAAGACAATGGAAGTCAAACACAGCTTTGAACAACTCTTGGATAAGAGCCAACCAACTAAGGATATCACCCCTCAAGCCCCTGCAATCACAGTGCATTAATAATTGAGCCTGTCACTATTTCTCAGGAATTAATTTACGGCCCCGATTTGCTCAGTGATTTGCCCTCCGATTTAGTGTAATAAAAGGTAGGATTTCTGACAGTCAATCGAGTGTAATAAAAGGAGGGATTCCTGACACACGATCCGGCCCGGAAAACGCTATCATCCTGCCAGCCGATCCGTCCGAAGGCCACCCCCCGGCGCACACCCCCTCCCCTTATAATACATAAAGTAGTTACCCACGTTTATACACCCTTGCATATTATACCTATACGTATCAATATATGGGGTAAGGGGGCTTTGTCTCCAGCCCCTGACGGCTCTGCTTCCCCCTAGTACCTCGGCGGAGCCGTCATTCCTTGGAGACGTTACTCATAAGGGGACATGGAAGAAAACGAAATATTAGGGCTAATAAAACGGCTCAAAGACGATCCAATCTTATATTTTAATACCTGTTTACAAATACAGAATTTTGGTACAGGTGAGCTTATTCCATTTGGGTTAAATGAAGTGCAGAGTATTATGCACTCTATGATGGAGAGGCAGTTAAAGGAACACAATCACGTTAGGATGATTGTCTTAAAAGCAAGACGTTTCGGCATATCAACATACGTGCAGGGGCGGTACTTCCGTCATGCGGCTATGAACAGGAATAAGGTGGTACAAATCACCACCCATAGTAAGGCGGCTACAGATGTCATGTTTGCCATGACTCGTACTATGGAGCAAAACCTACCAAAAGAAGTAAAACCACAGTTAAAATATAGCGGTAGAAGAGACCTGCATTGGGGTAGTGAAGACGGCGGATTAAATTCCTCATATTCATTATCAACGGTGGGGGGCCGTGAAGTACGTGGTAGTAAGATAGACTATTTACATTGTAGTGAAGTTGCTTCATGGACTGCCGGGGGAGAAGATTATCTATTAGGACTGTTAAACTGTGTTGTACAGGGATTTGACACGGAGGCGGTAATCGAATCTACAGCGCAGGGAGTTGGGGGAGTATTCCATGATATGTACTGGGATGCCGCAGAGGGGAATTCTGGATGGGAGGCTATATTTTTTCCGTGGTACTTATATAGTCATTATAGTAAGCCATTTGGTTCAGAGGAAGAAAAGGAGAAGTTTAAATCTGAGCTAGGTCAGGACAAGAGGTATGGTGGTGAGGCAGAAGAATCCCTACTAGGTATATCGTGTGAGTATGATGTAGGTGATGAGGTAAAGAAGTTCACAATAGACCTAGAAAACCTGAATTGGCGCAGACAATGTATAAAAACACAGTGTCAGAATGATTTAAGGAAATTTCATCAAGAATTTCCAACGAATGCACGTGAGGCATTTGTAACGACAGGGCGGGGGGTTTTTGATATGGATGTCCTAGGCAACCTTGTGTTAGATTCTCAGCGTCTCCAGAGAGAAAGACCTTCAGAAGGATTCCATATACCAGTACAATCTTGGAGGGATAAAGGTGGGGAAAAATATATAATAGAGGCTATGGACGAGGGGGGATTACAGGTATGGGAGAGGCCCACTCCAAACAAGGAATACAGGATTGGGGCAGATGTATCAGAGGGAATAGATGTAGGTAGAGATACTGATTGGAGTGTAGCTGTTGTCTTAAATGCTGAGAGTATGGATGAAGTAGCGACACTTAGGGTTAAAATAGACCCTGATTTATTTGCATGGCAACTTGCAAGTTTAGGAAAATGGTATAATAATGCAAAACTACTTGTCGAAAGAAATAATCACGGACTTGTAACTTTAAAATTCTTATCGGATGTACACTTATACCCGGACATCTATTCGGAGAAGATACTAGATGAAAGGTCAAGTAGGTCAGCCCGGAAACTAGGATTTCATACTACAGTAAAATCCAAGCCTCTCATTATTGATTATTTAAAAGAACTGATACGAGAGGATGAGATAAAATTAAGGAGTCCGAAGGTACTAGATGAACTACAAACATTCGTAAATTTTCCTAATGGTAGAATGGCGGCACAATCAGGTTCACATGATGATTGTGTTATGGCTTTGGCTATAGCCTGTTTTGGGTGTAAGATGTTCCCTGCCATGCCTGAGTGGGAAAGGAATGTAAATAGAAGGTACATGAAGCCGGAATTGAAATTTTTTCAACCTTCCAGCATATGAAAAATAATGTAATTCAGGCAAATTTTGGTGGTAATCCAGAATTAAATATTGATAAACTGTATAATGATTTAGACCCTATACTAAATGAATTAACAGATGTAGCGTGTAATTCGTTAGGTGAGGAAGAGGGGTGTCTATATATTCAAGCTCTATCTGACTCTATACATAAGGTAGCGGATAAATTAGCAAGTAAGGTTGAGATTAAACAAAATAATATACTTTCTATGGATAATGGTGATATTATAGACTTAACTTTAGAAACGAATGAATAGAGCAGTACTACTATTATTGGTATCAACAATGTTCTTATTGTCTGCTTGTACAAGTAAAAATAAAGGGGCTATTGGGTATTGGCTTGAGACCTTCCCCAGTAATATATCCCTATGGCAATGCGTAGAAAACTTTGCCCCGCACAGAAACAAGGAGTGTTAAATAATGGCAGAATACGATTATGACGGAACTGAGGAATTTGAGACTCCAGATGGAGTAGCAGTTGCTGAGGTTAAGGTAGTGGAGGCTGACTTAGACGACTTTGCGGCAGTGGTGCAAGAAAAGTTTGATGAAGCCAGAGAATATCGTAGAGATCACGAACAGCATTGGGTGGAGGCTTATGATGCGTACAGAGGAAAATATCCTTCAAAGATATCAAAGGCTAATGAACTGGCAAATGAAAGGGGTATCTTTGTCAATCAAACTAGGCGTAAAATTAATTCAGCGAAGATTAAGGTTAATACGCTACTATTTGAAGATGGGAAAGTACCGTTTAGCATTACGCCAAGTCGTAAACCCCGGTTTTATCCTCCCGATATACAAGCGGCCCCAGACAGGCCTGACCTGCTTGAAGACGCAATCCTTGAACGCTCTAAACAGATGGAGTTCAAGATTAGGGACATATTTGACAGAACGAATTACAACGAGCAGGTACAACACGCTATACATGAAATGTGTTTATATGGCACAGGGTGTACTAAAGGTATTTCGCTTGAATACAAAAATTTCCCTGTCTACTCTGCGGTACAGACTGCAGACGATCAGTTGGCGGTTGAGTCGTTTCTTGAAGCGGAGTTAATGCCCACGGTTAAATACGTGAGTATATGGAACATATTCCCATCCCCTGAAGCAATAAGTGCAGAAGACGCTGACTACGTTATTCAAAGATCATTCCTTAGTAAAATACAACTCAGAAGATTAGCTAAGAACCAAGAGGGATTTGTCCCCGGAGCACTTGATAAGATTATTGAGGATGAAATTGGGCTTTCACATGGATATGACGACAGCGAACACCCGAAGAAATTTGATGAGACTTCAGGAACAAAATTAAAGAAGTTTGAAGTTTTAGAATTTTGGGGTAGACTAGATGGCAAGGACTTAGCACCTCACCTACCTATTGAATCAGAGGACATACCAGATGCTATGTCTGTTGTCATTACAGTTATAGGGGATGTTGTCGTTAAGATAGCAGAAAACCCCTTTGACGATACCTTACCATTCCATTTCTGCAACTGGCAGAAGAATCCAGAGTCGATATGGGGTGACGGTATATATTATGCCATCAGAGATGCTCAAGCGATCCTAAACTTTTCATACGCAATGATGGTTGAGGGCAAGTCCTTATCAGCGGCCCCCCTAACAGTTATAGACCCCAACGCATTTGAACCCGGTACAGACACAGAACAGATATATCCGGGTAAGCAGTTCCGTGTAAAACCCGGAGCTTCAGTACGAGATTCCTTCAGTTCTGTACAAATTCCAGATGTAACAAACGGACTTCTTTCGATAATACAGCAACTTGAACGTGAGGCAGACCTAGACTCAGGACAGACAAGTATAGGATATGGAGATATGTCCCCTGCACAGACTAAGACAGCTACAGGGATGTCAATTCTTAATTCCAACGCAAACAGACAGACAGCAGATGTAGTCAGGTCTGTGTCCTCAATGATCACTAAGAATGTACAGGCAGTATACAGGTGGTTAATGGTAGATTCTATGGACGCAAGTATTAAGGGTGACTATGAGGCTATATCTACAGGTTATGAACAATACGTTGCAAAAGAAGTACATAATACGCAACTTATTAACTTCTTACAGGTAATAGGCCAATTCCCTGAGATAAAGAGTTATCTTAAGAATGAGGCTTTTACTAGACCACTACTCCGTGCATTTAATATGGAGCCAGATAAAGTTGTAAAGACAGAGCAGGAAGTTACAGAGGAACAACAAGCTCAAGTGCAGGCACAACAAAAACAAATGGAAGAAAGTTCTGCGGCACAAGCTCAAGCGGCCCAACAACAAGCTCAAATGCAGATGCAGATGCAGGCTCAACAAATACAACAGCAGGCACAGGCAAATATAGAGGTAGAGCAAAACAAGTCACTATTAGAAGAAAAACAACAAGTCTCTGAAGACCAGCGTAAGATGGAGATGCAGGAAAGATTAGAATTAATTAAACAAGGTAACGTATTAAATGAGACTAATCTAGCACAGCATAGTGTTCTCTTAGAGGAAGATGATATGCGTATAGAGTCACAAAGAGCTAGAATGCGTCACGAAGAAGCAACTAATCAACAACAAAGGTTATTAGGAGAAGCTCAACAAGAAGCTATGGAGAGAGAGGAAAGAGAAGGCCCACCACCAGAAGAATTGGCAGAACAAGGGTTACCACCAGATGGAGAAGGCCCACCACCTAATATGCCAGAAGACCCAACACAAGCTGGCCCTGCACAAGAGAGACTACAGGGCGGCCCTGATGCACAACAAGTTCAACAAAGAGAGTTCGAGGAAAATGCCCCGCAATGATGTACTAGCAATGCTGTCCCAGTCTCCCGGCTGGCAACAGTACAAACAAATGATTGAAAAAAAGATACAAGATGCATATGATATAATTAAGTCAAAACAATTAGTTGACCAAGAATCAGTTTCAAGGCATAATGTATCTATAGGCAAAATACAAGCATGGCAAGAAATGCTTGATATTGCAGAAACAAAGTAGTATAACAGGAGAACCCTTACACCTTAATTAAGAGGCAGGGAACAAATTTTAAAACCAATCCGTAAACGTATCGGGACATTGGAAGGAGTTATATGTCAGAAGAAGAGGTAGTTGAAGAGGTTGAAGAGTCTGTAGAAGAATCTGAAGCCTCAGACGAAGAACTTTGGAGTCAGGATGAAGCCGAAGGAGATTCAGAGTCAGAGGGCACCCCTCAAAAAGAATCGGAAGAAGAAGAACCTGAAGAGGATTCGGAAGATTCAGAAGAGGAACCTGTAGAAGATGATGAAGATGAGACCGAAGACGAAGAGCCTGAAGAACCACAGCATGATTATGAATCTCGTTATAAGGATTTAGAGCGAGAGTTTCATAAAAGGAATGAAGAGTCTGCAAGGATGCGTGAAGACCTCAATGAGCTAAGGCTCAGAGATGTCGAGCGTGAACAAGCATTAGACAGGGCCAAAAAGGGTCTTTCAGAAACGGAAGAACCCCCGGTAGACCCCCAAGATGCGGAAAAATTCTTCAATAAAGAAGATAAGCAGACAATGGAGGAGTTCAGTGAACTGTCTTCTACATTCCGTAAAATGATCCAACATGAGATGGCGAAGCAGGGTACTACCTTGCAACAAGCCACCTTACAGGCTCAGGAGCGGTTAAAGTCGTTAGAAGAACAGAATCAAGAACAAACCTACCAGAATTTTCTGCGTTATCATGAGAATTATATGCTTGATAATGTGGGAGAAGACTACAGAGATATTGACAAAGACCCTGATTTTCAGGCTTTTGTTCTAGGTAGTCCAGCCATGACAAAAATGATGACAGAGTCAACAGACCCAGTCGATCATGCTTCAGTTATGCAGTTATTCCTTTCCACCGCCAGCGGTGAATCAGCGTGGAGACATTCCGAAGAAGATGAAAAGAAAGCGTCTAAAGCAAGTACCAAGAGACAAGCTAAGAGGACAGCGGCGACTGGTCTTTTAGGGAACTCCGCTCCGATTAAGAGCAAGAATATGGACAATTTGTCCGATGAAGAATTATGGGAAGCCATTCCCGAATAACTAAATAACCTAACTAAAGGAGTAATACTATGGCGGCTTATGGCGGAACTGGCTCGATAAGCGGATCATCTTATGGTGATCTCAGTAAGAATGATGCGTTTACGATTCAGAAAAAAATGCTTCCGATTGCGAAGCGACTGTTGACTTTTGCTAAATTTGCACAAAAGGAAACAAAACCACAAAAACAGGGATTAGAGATTAGACACCGCAGATATGAGAGGTTTCCAATTGTGGACACCCCGATTGCTGAAGGTGTAACCCCGGACTTCTCAAGTCTTGAGCATACAACCTTGATGCACACGTTGAAGCAATATGGCTCATACGTGAACACCACTGATGTACAGCTTGCGGCGGCGGCAGACCCGGTGTTAAAAATCATATCAGAACGGCAAGCAACTCAAGCTGGTGAGACAATTGACTTTCTCAGCTATAAGGTTTTCCGTGCTGGCACACAGGTTAAGTATGTAGGAACATCCGCATCTGCTCGTTCAGATGTTGATATGGGTATCGGTGGTGTTGTACCAGCGGTAAATAATCCCGGTGCTAACACACCAACTTTAGGCCCACTACAAACGGCTATTCGTGCACTTGAGAACAATGATGCAGGGAAACTTAAGTCAAAGTTGAAAGCATCTGTTGGTATCTCCACAGAGCCAATTCGTGAATCTTATATTGCGATTTGCCACCCTGACCTCCGTCAGGACATTCAGGCACTT